CATTCCGTCGCTTCGGCTAGGTCGCGGATTATCATCCGCAAAGGGTTTATTCCACCCCTCCAAAAATTGCTCTTTGGCCCTAGCCGCTTGCCTCTCTGGGCAAGACTCATTTTTCTCTTTGTCTCAATGCTATGCGCTCTACCAAGATTTGCATTGCGAAGTGCGTTGACCTGATTTTCGTTAAGATGTTTCCCTTTTTGCCATGGGACTTGACCCTTATGAGCCAAAGACAATTTTTGTCGTTGTTCTTCAGACATTTCCTTGCCTTTGTTCCACGCAACCTGAGAACCTTTTAGCCCCTTGTTCCATGGGACCTGAGAGTTCTTGAGTCCTTTATTCCATGGAACAAGGCCAATTACTCCCTTATTCCAAGGATTTGGTTTCCGGTTGTTGTAGCCTTCGGAATTTATCCTTTTGGCAACATGCTCCGGACTCTGGGTCGTACCAGCTAATGGGTGCATATTAACGAAAACACATGATATTCAACGTTATACGGCCGCAGCAGCGTCAACGCATATAACCCCGTACTCAAGGCTGTTAAACATCGCCTTTTGAATTCCGCCGATGAAGTTAGCGGCCACGCCGTCTTTATTTTTGTAGTCAAACGTTTCGACCACAAGCGCGTCTGGGTTGGAAGCTTCCGCCATAAGGACAGCGGATTGGCCAACCAGGAGGTTGCGGGCGCAGTTGACTAGGCAGTCAGTTCCAACCGCCGCACCTCGGAAAGAGTTCCCTGCCACGGCTGTGTTCAACCACGGCACGAACTCATTTTCCAAGAGAAGCACGTTCGACCAATAGCCAAGCGCACCACGGAAAATGGGATTCTTCTCCCCACGTTCGCGGGCATACTGTTGGGCAGTTTTCCAGTCAGAGGATTTGCGGATGTCTCGGGCGCAGAGAGGGTGCAGATACATCACGTAGAACGATTCCCCACCGCGTTCGATCTTCTGGATCTTCGGATTCGCAAGGGACGCTTTTGTAGCCGCGGCAGTCACCAGGTCAAGGGTCATAACATCCGCCGTAGTGATTGCGTCTGTACCGGTAGATTTCGCGCAGATATACCGGTTACCAACCCCAGCCGCTTCGTCCGCGTCAGGAATATAGTCGGGAGTGTTCGACCAAGCCGCACGGGTTCCAACCACAACGCCGTTGGTGTCCACGAGCGTGGTGTTGGTAACGCCACCGAGTTTCAGGAAAATCTGGCGGCAGAGGAACTCTTTCATCCACATGCGCAGATTTTCACGGGACGCTTTGATTTGGTCATAGACGGTCTTCTGAGCGTCCAGTTTCCCAGTCAAACGAACCGCGTTTCGGATTTGGTCGATTAGAACTTGTTCGGAATACGAAGACATGCTCTCTTCGTTGCCTTCCAGTTCACTATCGCCAGTCACCCCTGCGCCAGTCAAGCGCGCAACCAAACCGAAGGTCTGGGTGTCGCCTTTCGATTTCTTCAGGTCGCGGGAGACGTTAACCACGTTGTTCTGCCCTTCGCCCATGAACTGCATCACGTTTTCTACATCGCGTTGCACATCATCAAGAAGCTCTTTAGCCCAAAGCTCTTGACGAAGCGCGTCAATGCTAACTGTGTTAGCCATTTGTGTTTCTCCTTTAAGGTTTTATCCTCGCAGGAGCCTGGCGTATTGGTCAGGGTGTTTTTCGCGGAAAGACAACCGTTGAGTTGTCGTCATGCGGTTAATGTCGGCTAACGAAACATCGTCAGGGGACACCGCCCGCCTTCCGCCACCACCCGAAACCGACGCGCTCGAAGCCCTGCGTAGGGTGTTCTCTTCAATGCGCTTCATCTTGTCGGGCGTAAGGCCCCCGTTTGCCTTTGGTTCGGGTCTCAGAGCGTTCCCGTTCGTTTGCTCGTCGGCTTTCTTGCCGTGTGACGGATGTAATTGCCCAATTTCATAGGCGATAATCGCGCCGTTGTAGTCGTCCAATCCGAGGCTGTCGGCTCTTGCCGCCGCCTCTTGTAAATCTCGAAAAAGTTTCACCGCTTTCGCTCTTTTCCAAGGTTCTGGAATAGCGTCAATATTTTTGATGACCTCTTTTGCCCGCGTTACAGTTTCGTCAAAGTCCGGGTAAATCTCTCTTGCGTATTCCTCTTGTGCCTGCTGAGCCTCCGCCACCGCCGCCGCACGGGCGTTCACTTCATGCGCTCTCCGTTCGGCTTCCTTCGCGTTCTGGGCTTCAAGCTCGCGAAGGGCGCGAATCGTTAACGGCCTGTCTTCCGGGTCTTCCGTCTGCTCGCCGTCGCCTTCAGACTTCACCGATTGAGGGGCGGTTAGCTTCGCTTCCAACGCTTCACGCGCCGCCCGCTCCTTCGCCAGTTCCGCTTCCAGTCTTTGCCGCGCCGTCCGCTCGTTCTTCATGCGGAAATAGATCCCGCGCATCGGATTTCCTGGAGGGAGAATCCCCTCTAAAGCCTTCTGTTGTTCCTCTGTCAGGTCGTAGGCCGGAATTCCAGACGGATTCCTTTTCCCAGTGTTTTCTTCTCCCTTCACCGCTTCCGCCACTTTCTCTTCCGGCTTAGGCTTAGGCTCCAACTTCTCTTCTGCCTTGACCGCCAGAGGTTCTTTCTCTTCTTCCTTCTTCGCCTTCGCGATCATGCCGCGCTTTTCGGCTGAGTCGATCTCGTCCTTGCTCCACCCACGGGCCTTTACGTCCTCCCGCGTAGGAATCTCGTTAACCACCTTCACTTCCGGCTCTGCAATCTCCACCGTCGCTTGAATCGTTTCGGACATTTGCTCTCTCCTCGTGTCTTGCACGTTTTAAAATTGACCTGGCAACAAAAAAGAGCCGCCCCCCTCTTTCGAGAGAGACGGCCCCTAATAGCCGTGTTGCCAGTGGTGCGGATTTAGGCCGCTAAAGGGGGAATGACCCCCACCCGATATTTTTTAAATTCTTAAATCTACCGCTTGGGATTGATCCACATACCCTTCCCGCCGTTTCCCTGCCTAAACCACATGTGAGGATTCGCGTCTTCCCCGATTAGTATTTCTCCAGTTGGTGCCTCAAAATAGCGTTGACCGGGCCCCAGCGGCTCGAGTTTCGGCTTCACTTGCACGGCTTTCGCGGGCTCTTCTTTTTTTTCTTCATTGACTACCACCGCCTCTTTCGTTTCAATAACTGGACCAACAACTTCCACCGATTCTTTCGATTTATTCTTACTTCCGACGGGTCTCCCCATATTAAGCTCCTTGTCCCGCGATAGGCCCAGCCATCTGCCCAGCCTGTGCCATCCGCGCGTTTTTAATCGCCTCGACAATCTTTGTTTTTGTCGTTTGCGGTAATTGACTCTCTTCGATAATCAGCTCCGGTGAAATGGCGCCGGGGAATGCTTGGGCCAGTTCTTTAAGCTCTATGGCGTTCGCCATGCGAAGCGTCTCGCTCGATACCGCCTCTCCGACGCTCACGTCATATTCTCCGAGGTCACCGCTTAGAACCTCGGCGATGACCAATTCCGCCATTTCTTTGTCGTAGGCCATAGGTTGGCCCGTGGCGTCCGTCATCGGTTCCGGCTGTCCCGTCTGCTCGTTTGCCAACATCAAGGGCGGGAAATTCTTTTTCAAGAAAGCGTCACCAAGAACCTTCTTCGCCGTCTCCGTGTCGAACATCTTCCCCAACTGTGATAAGACAAATCGCCCGGCAACTTTACGGGACCGCGTGAGGTTGTCGAAAAGTTCCTGGACCATCAAGAGCCCCTGCTTTTGCCTCAGAGCAATCGCCCTCCCGCTGTCCGTCCCCCCCTGCTGAACGGCCAATAGGTCCGCGTTGATTCCCAGGGATGTCTTGATCCCATTTACGGCTTGCTCGCTGATTTGGGCGTGGGCATTTGATAACGGCGTCGGCGTGATCCGCTCCGGCTTTTTGCCATTCTTGTATTCAAGGTTAATTCCAGGCAATGACCCGAAATTTCGCACCTCGTCCGGGTTGACCCATGCGTCCTGCTCCGCCAGCCAACCGGAATTCGCGGAGCTATTCAGATGTCGGAGCATCAGCGTTGTGGCCTTGTTGTGGCGTTCCTGCGCGTTTTTCACGCCATGGACAAGCCCTTGGACCAACAAATGGCGGTTATCCCCGGTAATCGGAGCCGTAGAGAACCGCGCATAAAACGGGACAATCGGGTAGCTCTTCCACTTCGGGTAGAACCAAGCGCGTTCGTTGGCCAAAGGCTCCGTCATGTTCGGGACGTAAGCAAATACCCATATCTCTGGGATTGACTTGGTGATCTTCTTGTAACGGTTCGGGTCCTCCGCAATCGGTGGTTGGGGCATTGGCGGAGGCAATGACACTTGCCCGGTCGCCGGGTCAATCATCGGAGGCATTGACGCCATAATGGACGCTTGCTCAAATTCCATCCGTGCCTGCTCAATGCTCGCCTGGTAGTTTGAGATGAAGGCATCCGCTTTCTCTGCGCTCTCTGCCTGTACAATTTCCCCCGTCTTCAAATCCCCGATGAACACATGGGGAACGAATTTCTTGTAATAACGCTCTACTAGATCAACGCATCCCTTCTCGTCATCGTATCCATCCGACGAACTCCCCCGCGTCCCGTAGTCCCGCTTTTGTGTGTGTTTCTCTTCCCCACCGATCTCATAGCCAAGTTTCCCGTTGGAAATTCCTTCGATCTCTTCCTCTTTTTCCGGGTAGAGAGACACCAGGTCATCCTTCGATATATCCCGCGTGACCTTGTAAATATACCGCGCGTCGCTAAAATCGTATTCACGGCTCGCCGGGTCCGGGAACACCTGGCACCCATCAAGTTTCTTCCACATGGGCTTCCCGTTGATAAGGTTGTCCGTGTTGTCCAGGTAAAGTTCAAGGTGGCATTCGCCGCACGTGATACCATCTTTGAACTGCTCGCTCGACTTGTTGGCGTAGTCCGAAACGTCGATTGATTTCTTAAACAGGTAGGAAGCGATTTCGGCCCGTAGCCCGTCCTCCTCACCCTCTGGAAATGCCTTAAAGTCAGTCCGGTTCTGCCGTTCAAGTCCCGTCAATAGGTAGAGGTTCGGGGCAATTTGGTTGTCCGTCGCGGGCTTGATCTTCGCCTTTTCAAGCGTTGTCCGGTCCTCTTCGCTCCACTGCTCGCCAAGTGCGTAAAGGAAATCCTCTTTCTCACGTTTGACCAGCTTAGACTTCGCCTGATAGGCGGCGCGAAAGTCACCATCAACGCGTTGTACTGTCAGCGCGCCTTTCTCAACGGTTTTCGTTTCGGTATCTGTCTTCACTACTTCTTCATACATGAATGGCACCGTTCCCGTTCGGGACAATCAGTTTCGGCTTCCTGGCCTCTTCTTTGGCCTTCTTCGTCATCTCTTCCCGCGCCGCCTGCGATTCTTTGAACAGCACTAAATGGGCCGCGTCTACCGCTTCTTTAAGCGATTTTCGGCCCATAAGAATCGCAATGCGATCCCAAATTGAAAGGCCACCAAGGACAAGTTCCAACGCCCTTTGACGCGATTCCAGGAACTCCCACTGGTTCAAAACAAGCATCTCCCGCTTGGCGTTCCTGGCTTGCATAAATCTGAATTCGGCTTCTCTCATCTGCTCCCCCTATCCAAGGACGGCCACCCCGGATGAAGACTCGCGCCGCGAAAAGCTCCGTTCGTATTTGTCCATGGGCCGCGCCTGTGCCGCCTTGTGACCCATCTCAAGGGCCGTAGCCAATGTCCTAAATGCGTCCGCCCCGTTGGAGGACCAGTCATGATAAGGCTGGTTATTGTATGTCTTCCTCTTCTCGTCATACTGTTTCCGGTAGTTCTTAAGAGCGTTCATGCCTTCCCGGCATTTCTCCGCGTCAAACCAGAAACGCCCAAATAGCGTCCGAACGGCGTCGATCCCGTCATGGATCGGAAGTTTTGGGGCGACGTTGAAATCTATCCCTAGGCCCATGGCCGTATCCCGGCGGCTCTTCCCGTTCGTGAGCTCCCGGACCTCAATATCATGGGGAGCCGTGTGTCGGCCATAAACGTATGGCTTCGTTTTGATTTTCTGGATATAATGGGATAGCCCTTCCCCGCTTCCCTCCATGTAGTCGATGATCCGAATTTCCTGGCCAACGGACTGGGAAAACCAAATAGACATGCGGTCATTAATCCCGAGGTCCCACCATGTATCCACGGTAAGGGACTCTTCATGCGGGACATGACCCACGCGCCCTTCCCGGTAGGCCATGGCGATTAATTCAGCGTAGTAGGCCCCGGCAATGGGCACGGTGAAATCGCACTCGTACTCTTGGAGGTAGAGAGCCTCATTGCCGTATAGGCGGATGATTTCCGACCGCTCTTGATCGAGGATCGTTTGAGGGATGACTTTCGTCTCAGAGGCCCTGTCAATCCGACAGAACCAGTCTTTCGGGTTTGACTTCGCAAGCTCAAAGATCTGATACCCGTGATTCTCTCCACGCGGCGTGAATACGAAAATGGCCCAGCCACCGTTCTCCGCAAGGATCGGGCGCACAAACCCCCAGGCCGTCGGGTCCTGTAGACTGTATTCGGAGAAGACGACGCCTACCGGATTTGTCCCCACGATCGAATCCACGTTATCGGAACCGATGACCTGGAAGAGAGAACCGTTCTTAAATTTCAATTTCATGTCGGCATCGTTCGGTTTCCCGTCGATCAACTCCGCTGGAAAGTGAGACATGAACTTGTTTCCGTCTTTGTCGATCCCATCCCACAGAATCTTTCGCCCCTGGTTATACGTCGGGAAAATGTAGTAGTAGGTCCCCACCCGTTCAAGCATCTTCTTTGCCACAAGGTTGACGCATGTCTTATCTTTCCCGCTCCGACGGTGGGCAACCCACACAAGGCGATTTACCCCGGCATCAATGGCCTGCAAAATGGGGAGTTGGTACGGGCGCGGCTTGTAATTGTGTGGGACAACTATGCTATTGCTCATATCGGATCACGGAAACGGAGAGAGGCCCGCCGTCCTTGCCTGTCAGTTCGAGAGCCTGCCGGGCGTTAAACTCTCCGTGTGTTTTCCGCTCCAAATACCATTTTGCGTTTTCGGGGTCAGAGAGTGACTGCACGACGGTATTTCTGGCTTTTAAGACGGGCTTTTCTTTGAGAATGGCCTTCCACTCGGCAAATTCGGGGTGACGGTTTTGGTAGTTGTAAAGGGCATCCATGCAAATATCGGCGTAAAGGCAGGCTTCCTTGTCGGAGCACCCCATTCCGAAGGCCTGTTCCAATTTCGCCAGAACTTCCGGGGTAACGCTTGACGGCCGCCCGACCTTCACTTTGTCTTCTGGACGCTTGCGAGGTGTAGCCATGGGGAGTTAAAAAACGTCCCCGCGCCGGATTTCCGACGTGGGGCGTGGGTGATGGGGTGAGATGACAACAAAAAAGGCGATGGCTCCCCTCCATGAGGCCCATCACCTGGCTATATTCTAGTGAGGTTGTGGAGTTTTAACAAGCAAACAATTTGGACAAATTTGGACATGTTTCATGTGGAACCTTTCGCGGATCTTGTAGACGGCGAATACAGAAAGATGGAACCTCCCAGCAACCACCTTCGGCAATTCGCCGGAATCAAGAAGAGAAACTATTTCAGCGTTTCTTCTGTCTTGTGGTGACCTATTTTTTCGCGCCATCATGACACCTTTTGCATTCCACGTCTACGATGAGCGACCCCATCGGAGACTTTCTCCGCCTCATAAAAAACTCACGCACCATCTTCCAACACTTGAGGCATTGAACCGTCATGGGCTTCCCGGTAAGGTCCACCTCTTCCCACGTATCAAGCATGAATTTATCCACGGGGGCACCCCTCGCAGTAGACGATGGTCCTGGCCCCAGGAACTGGCTTCCAGAAGAATCGCCTTGGGTATTTCTTGCACGCACAACAAGGTAGGCTTAAATTTGTTGAAAGCTCCATCCCTGTAAATCCATCTTCTGTGATAATCTCAATTTCTTTCTTTCGTGGTGTCTTGGCTAGCATCTTTACCTCGCTACCGGAGAAACGAGATCTATCATAACCGTGACCAGGAGATAAACGCCAAATATAACGGCCAGGATGAAACCGACCCACTCAATTACTTTTTCTTCGCTCATTCAATCCCCCGCGCCTTCTTCCAATCTACGAATGAACACCTCGCAAGATGATGCTCACACCCAACATAAAGATCTTCCGCAACCTCCAAAAGCTCTTTAAAGTCCTTCTCCATCGACTTCCGGCCCTCGGCGTTGGCACTGTTAAGCGCAGAAGCCAAATCCTCCCCGCAAAATTCAAAGCTACCGCTCGGATTTAGAGACGGACCAAAAACAAGCCATTCACCGTCTGGCTTGTCGTTCGATCTTAGTGTGTACGGCCCCTCACTCTCCATCCTGGCCTCCTGTTTTTATAGTTTTAACAATCCCCTTACCGATATCGTTCAGCAAATCATCCTCCACGCACATTACGGCTTGAACAATCGAAAGACACCGCTCGCGCTCGGCTTTGCGGCCAGCATTAAATCCTGAGGTGAATGCGTGGAACCCAATACCGGAACGCGTAAGCCCTAACTCACTGTTGTTCAACCACCACTCTCTAAATAACTCTTCCGCTAATTTACCCGCCCCCTTGTCGTCGGTCATTTCGCTGACTCCGCTTTTTCAATCCCATCACGAATCCATTTCGCGATACACCTATTGCAATCGCTCAAAGGAGAGTGACAGCAAGATCCTATTCTCGCCAAAACATATTTAACGACAAAATAAAGTTGATCTTTTTTCATTTCTCTCCCTTCTCGGCGCGGATCATGGCGTCGGCGTATTCAAACGATAATTCTGGAATGTCTGCTTGTTTTAGAATCATGGACGGGTTTGCCAGAAGCCCCTGCAACGCCATCCCGGCGAACCACTCACGCTTTGAGATACCACCATACCCGCTTGCAAACCTCCCGGCACAATCAATATCGGCGTTAACTGGCAATGGAAACGCCGGTCCACCACCATCAATCTCGCTCATCTGCTCCCCCTTTTTGCTTCAGTCGTTTCCCGCACCGCGGGCAAAAGTTAATCCCGTTTTCCTTTGGCGTTTCGAATTCACACGACCACCAAATTCCGCAAGTTCCTCTCCACGCGCCAAAGACATCAAATGCCCACACACACGTATCTCGTTCTTGGTCATTTTCAATCCTCTTCTTGATAAATTCAATTCTGTCCCCCTGTCTAATTCTGAAATCTTGACCAAGAATTTTTAACGCTTCATTTATGATTGTGGCTTCTTCCTCCGTCTCGACCTTCTCTACAACCATCCCATTTGAAATCCGATAGTTCAAATCATCAAGTTTCTTCTTTGTTTCTATGATTTCCTTAAAAATGTCTTTGTCCATTGGGCACTGCGCGTCACTCTTCGCCTTCCCCACTCTGTCCGATGGCCAGTGTCGAGGCATTTTCATTAGCATGTGACATTCATTTCGAACGGGACACATGAACAAGTTTGTAATGTTGGGCTATTACCTCTTCCGCACCGTGGACACAACCAACCATAGACAGGCGGTGGAAATTGCCTCACAACTTCCTTATATTTCAGATTATCACCACCTAATAGACCTCCTACATCTGGATTTCCCATTCCTAACCTAGTATTCTGATATTCTTTCATCGTCTCCCTCCCATTCAATTTCCGTTTTGCACTCCGGGCATTTGCACACGGGCGGGTCATAGGCCATATCCACGCGCATTGGCGCGTTGCAAGATGGGCAACGGACCCCAAACGTATTCACCTGTCCCACCAGTTTTCAGATTCTTCCACCTCCACCTCTTCCGCCGCGTCCCAATCATCCACAGCCGCCACAGTTGGAACGGAAACGGGGGCAGGCGCTTTTTTTTCTTCCACTTTGACCATCGGAGCCTTTACGGCCACAGAACGCCCAGAATCAAGCCCGTAGGCTTCCGGGTGGCGTTTCTTGAACGCTTCCATGAAATCTTCAAATCTCATTTTATTTTTCAGTTTAATGAATTACTCATTAAAATACCAGCGACACCGCCCAATACTGCTGCTACCACATTTAGTAATATGCCTGATCTGGTTAATTTTCCAACTACAATCCCATAACAAACACAAACAATAACAACCAATACATATCTTTTCATTTTTTACCTCCGTGAAATCTGGGGCTTTTGATGCACGACCGGATGTCGTCCACTTTTTACAAGCCTTTTTCATCACCAGATATTCGCCTCTGTCAGGCGTACAATTGTTAGTTGTCGCGCACCGGGGAAGAGCCCCAAGAGAGTGAATCAGTCGGCACGTCCATTGAAGGATTCCCGATTTCAGCGTGTCCTCTCAAACTTTCCGGGTTTGTTTTGTGCAATGCCATTTTAGTTCGCAGGCCCCACATTGCAAGGTCCAACTGATTGTTGAGATTCCATGCCGAGGTCATGGTGTCTCCTTTTACGTCTGAAAATAAAACTCCCTTGTGGGAGTCGGGTCGGGAGTTTGTGCCTAGAAACACAAGTAAAACCCGGCCCCCACAAGGGAGGTCATATTTCTAGGTCGCCGATTCCCGTCGGCGTCGCCTATTAAGTGGCGATGTAGATAATTTATTAAATAACTCCGTCACTTGTCAAGTTCTATTTTTTACCGTCGGGAAATTTTCTATTGTCTATTTCCACCATCGCGTATTTCTCTCTGTCAAATGGCGCATGTTCTAGGCAAGAGTAAAACCACTCGTGCCGCTTTCTTTCACGAACATAAAGCATTTCGTCTTTTTTCTGTCGGCACGTTTTGCAAGAACGTATTTCTTTGTCACTCTTCAATGTGCTGTAGGCCATTATTTTATCTCCGACAATTCTTGTTTTAGCCTTGAATGGAAACTTTCTTCTCCGTCGTCAAACGAAAAAAGCCAGTCAGCTCTTTGGGCGTATACGTAGGCAATCTTTAGAGCGCGGACGGCTTTTTTTAGCTCTCGGATCGTTTTCGGCGAGAAATTTAAATCGTCTTCTTTGCCGTTCATGTGGATGATGTGTTCTATCTGGTCTGCAATTTCCTGGATGTGCGATTGGTAATAATTAAAATGCCCTCCGCTCATGTGTATCTCCTGGCCCTTCTAAGTATGGACCGCGCCGACGGAATAGCAAAGAAAAACTTCCTGAATTTAATTTTGTCGTAAGGGGCCAGCGTCTTTTCGTATTTGTCCACGCCAGCCACGATGGAAGCCAGAGCCTCGATGGAATCTATTAGCATGTCCTCTTTGCAAATACAGGCGTGGTGTCCGCCTTCACAACTCATTATTTGTCTCCCATCAAGATTTTGAACGCGAGGGCCGCTTGGAGCGGGACTTGCGCGTTTCCGAGTGCTTTTTTTCTGTCCATCCTATGGGAAATCCCATAAACCATTCGAGGAAATTTGGATTCAGTCCACCATGAACCCCTGGCCCGTCCTTCCTGTTTGTTGGGCTCTCCCATCTCGCAAGTGCCGATTCCAGCGATACCCCGCCCAATCGTTTTGCGTTCCGTTCCGCTGTTGTCGCTCCCCGCGGCGACGCCGTTAATGTTGGCCAAAGCGAACCATCTTTCTCTCCTATGCGGGGCACCAACCTGGTCAGCTCCCAACAACGTCCATTGCGCATCATACCCGATGACGGCCAAGTCACGGAGGACAATTCCGATGAATCCGTTTGAAATAATTCCAGGAACATTTTCAAGAAACACCCATCTTGGGCGAATCTCCCCAATGACTCGGACAACTTCGGGCCAGAGGTTTCGATCATCAGTGTAGCCTTTGCGTTTTCCTGCAACGGAATGAGGCTGGCAAGGGAATCCTGCATGGATGCAATCCACTCTTCCCTTCCATTCGTATGCGTTGAACACCCGAACGTCTCCCTCGAACACATGCAAACCGGGAAACCATCCTTCGGCGGCTCGCTCTCGGAGGACTTGGCAACAGTAGGGGTCAAGCTCAACTGCACAGACTGGTTCGTGTCCAAGAATAATTGAAGCAAGTAAGCCACCTCCACAGCCTGAGAAAAGTTCAAGAACGCGCATTAACGATGGAGTCTATTACGGATTGGTGAGATTCTTTTTTTATCTTTATCCTATATCCCACAGAAGATCGTTCTACATTGAGAAGTTGTAATGCATGAGAAAAGCACATTCTTTTACCCATACACACGACCATTTTATTTCTTCTCTGATTCCCCGCCTGAGTCCTTGCATCTGCCCATCGGCAGTTTGTCTTTGAATACCCGAGATCATTGTTTATTCTATCAAGGGACATCCCTAATTTCGGTTCTCCCATGTCGGTAAAAAATTCTTCAAATCTATTCCATCTTTGGCAAATAGAGATACCGCGATCACGATATATCGGAGCATCCTTTTTTGACGGATTAAGACACCTGCGTCTCATCCTTTTCCACGCATAATAAGAAAGCGATCCTTTTGATTTCCCATGTGTCCTGTTCAATTCACCAACGATCTCTCGTCGTAAACATCCACAACTACGAGTATTCCCACTGCGCACATTCTGAAGAGGGGCAATAATACTTTTACCGCACGCGCATTTCCAAAGGAATTGTCGGCAAACCCTAGTCGGGTATTCCCTGCGTTCAAGTTCACGGATTGCAGAAAGTCGTCCGAATTTAATCATATAATTAAGTGTATCATATTTGCACCGGCAAAGAGGTGGAGTGAGCGCACATTAGTCCCTATCCAAGAACTTCCAGAGGAACATTCTTGCAAGGAGGACCAATGTGGCGACCGCTATTACCAGCAACCACAAAGAGGCAATGGTTTCGATCATTTCTTCTCGATGCAGAAAGCCATCGCCCCGGTGTCCTTGTTCTGTGCGAATCCGTTAAAATATTGGGCCGCCTTTATGCACGATTCCTGAGACGTAAAGCCTTCGATCGTTTTTAAAAATGGCCCTGTTCCTCCGTAAAGAAGAATGACCAATATAAACGAACTCATTGTGCCTCCTTAAGGTCAGACTTTAAGCGTTCGTGAAAAGACTCTTCACTGTCATCATAAGACAAGAGCCAATCAATCCTGTCAGCATATATTTCAGCCTGTTTTAAAATCTTAATCGCCTTTCTAAACTCGTTTATCGTCTTTTGGCTGAATTTATGTTCAGCATCCCTGTTTTTTATTATCTCGGATTTAATCGAATTTGCTATATCACTGATTATGTATTGCTGGTGCTGAAAACGTCCGCCACTCATTGTTTAGCACACTCCAACGTATCTATTGGTCCAGCGTCGATGCTTTCTTCTTCCTTAAAATTTTTCATTAAGTACAATGTTGCCTCAAGTTTAGCTATAATTTCCCTTAAGTAATGCTCACGCCCCCATTCGAGATTAGGTTTTCTTTGATTGTTAATCTCGCACATCTCATAAAACTTCTTTTCTCCTTCTCGGCGCGTAACGATTGACTGCAATGCAAGATGTATTTGCGTTGATTGGGGGGACCCGTTCGATTTCAAGTAATTGCAAGTGGAACATACGAGCGTCGCATTTGATGGTTCAAAGAAAAGATTTCTATCTGAACGAGGGAAAAAATGGTCAACCTGGAGTGCGTTCGAGTGATTTAATTTCAAATCAGGAAATACCTTTTTAACCATGCACACTTCTCCGTCACGTAAGTGAACGATTTCACGCCATAAATCCTCCGCCTTTCTATGCAACTTCTTTCTTTCTCTAATAACAGATGTGAGTTTTTTACGCCTTCCACAAGAACAAAACTTAAAAATTGCGCCTTTCTCTGGCTTTTTGTATTTGTGAAAGTGCATCGTGTTGTCTCCTTAGATCGTCAGCAGGACTTGCCCGCTTGGTTCAATAATCCGTTTAAGTCGATACCCGGCAACTTTCTTGCCAGTATTCGTATGAACTGGTATCGTTTCTATTTGGTAACCATCTTTTTCCAATTCGTTCTTCCTTGCCGCCAAACGCATACAACCGAATTCGTTTAATGCTTCCAATGGTGTAATCGTCGCCCCGGTCTCTAAGCGTTTCAGGAATTCGATCTTCTGGCTCATCGTTTCGTCTCTCCTAAAATCATGCCCGTTGTCGCACGGGCGGGCGGCTTTTAAACCGTGTTCGTTGGGAAAAGCTTCCCTCAGTTTCAAGGCCACGGTCGGCCCGCCTAACCTTCCGCACGCTCGGGATAGGACGCGCTCCTTCTCAGTCGTGCTACGCGAAATATTGCCCGTTGCGCACGGGCGGGCGTTTGAAGTCGGGAATCGAACCCGAATCTCCCAACCGTAAAGCCGCTAAGCCTTACGTCAGATGGGCGACGTGTCCGCCGGTAGTTCCATGGACCCCGATCTCTCACGTCCGCATCAAATTGGCATCGGCTATCCCTCTCGGGAAACCATCTCCCCCCATGTCTTGTGTTAATAGGGAGCGGCTTGTCGCCGACAAAATCAAAATGCTGTCCTCATCGCCGCGGATCTCTTCGCACACATCAACCGTTCATACAGGCGCACATAGCGGCTTTCTTCCATGATCTCGTCCAGACAGATCTGGTAGTATCCCTGGTCGTTTTGAACCATCGCCTTAAGCTCCGTCATTGTCAATCCTTCGCCAGCGTGTTGCGCCTTTAATGTCAGAAGGAGCCGCGCCGCCTCCCTCTTTTTTTCCGCCGTCTTAAACCGCCACTTGCCGAGGGCGTCCGCAACACGATCAGGTAGTTCGCTTAATTCCTGCTCTACCGTTTGTTGTGGGCTCGTTTGGCAATCCGTCGCCGGATAAAACACGGACGGAATGCTAACGGGCGGACGCCCTGGCATATCGGCGGTGAACATTAGAGCGTGTCGAACGGGTCTGCTTCTCCGTCGGGCGTCACGTTCTTTGTTGACTTGGTTGTGTAATCTGTCTCGTATTTGTCAACAAACTTCACGCGGGGATATTCGTTACCGTCCTGCCCCGCTTCCATGACAACCTTCCCCACCAAGCACCGCCCAACCCACTGGGACGGGTCAACTGTGATCTGCCCCTCATACGGGAGACCAATCGTCTTCAAGAATGTCTTCGACATCCCCGCGCCGGGGGCCATCTTGTCTTGGAAGAACACGACGTAATGGAATTTAACCAACCGCCCCGCGTATGGTCCGTCCATGACCTCATAGTCAACGACAACCATTGGGGACCCCTTCTTAGACACCTTCTCCACCGCCGCCACAATCCGAAGGTTATACCGTCCCGCCGGGACGCCCCCACCGCTTCCCATCTCCACGCCGTCAAAGTCCACGAAAAAGCTCATTTCGACACCTCCAAGGGGGAAATTTTCTTCTTCAAGAAGTCAATGCATTTTTGAATCTGATCTTTCGTCATCTGGTCCCATGCCTCCACGTCTGCTTTTGTAAACCACGCCATGACAGAAGAGTCATCGACTTTTACGACGGCCAAGAGACGCTCGACTTCCCCCACCTGTTCCGGCGTCGCCATTTCAACTGCCACCGCTTGGCGGGTGATAACGTCCTCTCCATAGAACTTGAGAAAGTTTTTGTATTCCCATTCAAATGTTTCAGGGAATTTGTTTTTCCCGATCTCAGCCCGTTCCTTAATTGTGTGCGCCACACGTTTCCCATTTATTAAGTCAAGGGAAAACACGAAGTCGAAGAAGTAAGAATCGCCCTTCATTGAGTCCGGTCCTACCCCGATCTTTGTCATCCCGGCCCCATAGATGTCTTTCTGGTGGCTGGTGATAATGACGTTCATATCCAAGCTCATAAGCATCCGCTGAATGGCCTTGTATTCGGATTTCACACGGCCCCAATACCTCATTCCGAAGTCTTGAAGATCGGCGTTTTTGTCCTTTCCATCCGCCCGCGTGTGCTTCTCGAATATGCGAGACCATTTGTCTTGGAGGGCATTGTAGAGGGAGGTTACGGGGTCGATGATGAGCGTTCGGTAGTTGTGCTTCTCGGTGAGTAGAGATTTTATTTCGTCCCTTACGTCGTCTGGGTTTGTAGTCTGGAACACGACGGAGCCCGCCCGCGTGATGCTCTCACCGTAATGATCGGTTCCCCGCTCCATATCGATGATATAAGCCTGGGGGAACTGGATACTGGCTGTGGTCTTACCTACCCCAGCCGGGCCATACAGGAACAGTTTTAACCGCTTCTCTTTCATCTCCGGTTTGATCCCTTTGAGTGCCATGGTATTTCTCCTTTTGCGTTTAGGCCCCGCGTGGGCTTATTTTCAAATTGTGCACGCGATTCCTGCAGGATACCGCGTGACTAACTGCCCTTTTACGCCAGGGCTAGCATTGGCACCAAATCAAAAGGCTGGCCCGGATAGGGCAATACCGGGCCTGGCGTCGCACGTTCTCCACCATTCTTGGGAGGATGTGGAGGTTGCCCGCCAATGGAAGCCAAAGTTTTCATCGTTTCATTGCCTCATCATGTAGAAATGTTGAAAAAGATTCGCGCGGTTTTACGAAATCTGTTTTTGTCAGAAGATTCGCAAACTCGTTGATTTTTGCTAACCGATCAATGATATTGGTCGCAGAGTTTATCCGCAGACACTCATTCAAAAGCGTTTCAAGCATCTTAAATTCTTCTCTCCGATCAACGGGCCACATTGATTACCTCCCACGTCCCGTGTGCCGAAATAAACCCAATCACCAGAAGAGCCGCCGCCAGGAATATGGCCACAAGCGCGCCCATGGCCCGCCTATCGCGCTCCTGCTCTCGGCAAAGCGAACACTCCGCTCCGTGGAACCTAACGGCCCGCACCCGGCAAACGGAGCAGTATGCTCCGCAGTCCCGTGTCCTACCGCCCTGGTGGGAAATCATGATTTCATCGCCAGTTTCAATCGAGACTCGATGTACCTGATTGCGGCCAAATAGTCCTTCTCGAATTTTGTCCCTCTGTGCTTTTCTTTTACTGCATTCTTGAACTGCTTAATCGTACCGGAAAAACATCCTGTTCCGATAAAAATCACCTTATCCCGCAAATATCCTGTGAGCATTGATTCTCTGCTCCCTATTGGACCGATAACGACGCAATCAAGCGTTTTATCAACTGTGGCTCCGTCGCCCACCCTGGCCCCGTCTGCCACCGTTGCCCTGTTGCCCACCCTGGCCCAGTCGCCAACCGTAGCCACGTAGCCAACCGTAGCCCCATCGCCAACCATGGCCCTGTCGCCAACCGTAGCCCCGTAGCCAACCGTAGCCCCATCGCCAACCATGGCCCTGTCGCCAACCGTAGCCCCGTAGCCAACCGTAGCCCCATCG